GGAGCTCTTACTGTTTCTACTGCTACGTTTAACCTTGCAAATGCAAATGCTACCACAGTTAACTTTGCTGGATCAGCAACTACTGTAGAGATTGGGTCTGCTAGTGGTACTACTAACATCAATAATAACCTTGATGTAGATGGAGACGTTAATATTGATGGTGGAGATCTTACTGTTTCTACTGCTACGTTTAACCTTGTAAATACAACCGCTACTACAGTTAATGCTTTTGGTGCAGCTGGAACAATTAATTTTGGATCCGCAGGAAGTGGTACTACTAGGTTTAGAAATAATACTTTAGTTGGTACTGAATCAACACAATATCTTTTTGATACTGTTGCTACTACAGTTAACTTTGCTGGGGCAGCAACTACTGTAGAGATTGGTGCCGCTAGTGGTACTACTAACATCAATAATAACCTTGAGGTAGACCTAGATTTACAAGTAAATGGTGGTGATTTAACTACTAATCAATCTACATTTAATTTACTTAACACAACCGCTACCACAGTTAACTTTGCTGGGGCCGCAACTACTGTAGAGATTGGTGCCGCTAGTGGCACTACCAATATCAACAACGATCTAGATGTAGATGGAGACGTTAATATTGATGGTGGAGATCTTACTGTTTCTACTGCTACATTTAACCTTGTAAATACAAATGCTACCACAGTTAACTTTGCTGGGGCAGCAACTACTCTAAACATTGGTAGTTCTTCAACCGAAGTTGACTTTGGAGATTTGAGAATTGTAGGTTCTACAATTTATAGTGACAATTCAGGTGCTCAAACAATCACAATTGACCCATATCCTGCCGGCGGTGATGGTGCTGGTAATGTTGTAGTTAGAGGTAACTTACAAGTTTCTGGTACTACAACAACGGTCAATTCTACACAGATGACTGTTAATGATCCTATATTTACACTTGGAGATAGTATTAGTGAAAAAACTGTTGTTTCTGCTGCAGCAAGTGGACAGTCAGTAGTTATTCTTGATGATGTAGACGGGTTGAATGTTGGTGATATTGTTTCTGGTAATGCATCGATTCCAAACGGAACAACTATTACCAACATTAATGTAGGTGCTAATACTATTACTCTTAGTGCAAACCTATCTGCTGGTATCGCAGCAAGTACAAATACATCACCAAAAATTCTAACCTTTACGCAAGGTGCAGATGATAATAAGGATCGTGGTATTGAATTTAAATATTTCAACAGTGGTCTAAAAACTGGATTTTTTGGTTATGATGAATCTGGTACATCGGAGGGAGCTACCACCACATATTATTTCACATATATTCCAGATGCAACAAATACTTCTCAGGTATTTACTGGAACTGTTGGTAGTGCATATTTTAATACTACTAAACTAGATATTGGTATTCACAAAGGTGTTCCATATTTCGATCAATATAAAAGACTTACTTCAACAGATGCAGCAGGAACATCTGATATAACAACTTCAAACCAAATTTTGACTGTAACTGCTGCGGGTGTTCCTGTGTGGACTACTACAATTGATGGTGGTACTTATTGATAAATAATTAAAAATGAGGTAATTATGAATCCTGATGAAGCCAACACTTTAATGCAAGTGATGAGTAGCAAAATTAATCAACTTACCCAACAAAATATTATGTTAGAGTCTAAAGTAATGTATTTAAACTCTGTCATACAACAACTACAGAGTTCTCCCGAAAAGATACACGATAGTGAAACATTTAATGAAACTTCACCAGTAAAACAAAGTAATGGCAAACCCAAGCAGCAGGTCGCAACTTAAGGAATACTGCTTACGAAAATTAGGTAAGCCAGTAATTGAAATTAATGTTGACGATGATCAAATTGAAGATTTAATTGATGATACCATTCAACTCTACAATGAGAGGGTTTATAATGGGGTTGAAAGGGTTATGTTAAAGTATAAATTTACTAATGAAGATATTGAAAATGGCAGAAAAAGAAATACTTCAACCACAGTAACAGATCAAAATACTGCTACGCCGCCAAGAACTCTTCAATTTGAAGAAGGTAGAGGGTATTTTACTTTACCAGATCATGTTATTGGTGTTGAAAATATAATGCCTATTTCTAATACATACGTAAATAGTATGTTCGGTTTTAGATATCAATTTTTCTTAAATGATTTTTATAATTTTTATGCGTATGATATTTTAAATCTAACTATGACTATGACATACTTAGAAACATTAGAATTTCTTTTAGAAGGTAAAAAAATAATAAGATATAATAAAGTTCAAAATAAAATATATGTTGATGTTGATTGGCAAAGAGTGGCTGCAAACGACTATCTAGTTATTGAATGTTACAGAGCACTAGATCCAGTCACATGGCCAAAAATTTACAATGAAATTTTTATAAAAAAATATCTCACATCGTCTATAAAGAAACAGTGGGGTCAAAATTTAATGAAATTTCAGGGTATAAAATTACCTGGTGGAGTAGAGTTTAATGGTAGACAATTGTATGATGACGCGGTTCAAGAGTTGGATAAACTAACAGAAGAAATGTCTTCTACATATGAACTTCCACCATTAGACTGCGTAGGTTGATATGGCTAAAAATGTTTATTTTTCAAATGGTACACTTTCAGAACAAAGACTATATGAGAATTTAATCATAGAGTCTTTACAGATTTATGGACATGATGTATATTACTTACCCAGAGAAATAGTAAAAAAAGATAGAATTTTTAGAGAAGACATACTTTCAAAATTTGATGAAAATTATTTAATTGAAATGTATCTATCAAGTTTCGAAGGTTTCGAAGGCGATGGAACTTTACTATCAAAGTTTGGCGTAAGAATTTCTGATGAAGCAACGTTTATAATTTCAAAGAGAAGATGGGAAGATCTTGTTTCGTCTTCAAATAATTTAGTATCGTCAAAACGACCCAATGAAGGAGATCTATTATATTTTCCTCTCACTCAACAATTTTTTCAAATCAAGTTTGTTGAACACGAAAAACCATTTAGACAACTTGATGCTATTCAAACATATCAACTCATTGTAGAAACAATGGAGTTTTCTGATGAAAGGATTGAGACTGGAATTAAAGAAATCGACGATATTACCAAAGACTCTGGATATTCAGTTGTGTTTAAACTCATCGATGGTATTAAATCTGTATATCTAACAAATGCTGGAACTGGCTATGGAAGAAATACTACTGTAACATTTGGGCCGCCAGGAACTGGGTCAAAAGCATCCGTTAGTGTCTCAACAACCAATGGTTCTATTAGTTCAATTAATTTGACAGAACCAGGGGTTGGTTATTCTACCGCACCACTTGTATCATTTATTGGTTCTGGTTCTAATGCATCAGCAATTACAACGGTTGCAAATAAAAAATCATTCAAAAATGGAGAACTTGTATTTGGTTCATCCAAATCTGCAGATGCAGCTGCAACAATAACTTCTGGATCTGTGACTAACATTAAAGTTTTAAAACTTGGAGAGGAATATAAAACAGTTCCAACTGTAACTATATCATCACCGGCAACTGGAGTAAAAGCAACTGCAACAGCTGTTCTTACTAATGGAAAAGTAACTTCCATAAATATTACGAATCCAGGTTCTGGTTATACTACAGCACCAACTATTACAATACAAAGATCTCCATCCGAACCAAAAGGTAAAGTTACGAGATATGATGGTACTAATAAAGAACTAGAATTAATTAATATTGTAGGAACTTTCGTTGATAATGATACGTTAGTTGGTGAAGAAACTGGTGCTGAATGGACTATTACCTCATTCAGTACTATAGAAAAAGAAAATGATCCTGGTGCTGAAAATGAATGGTTTGAGTTATCTGGTGATAAAATTATTGACTGGACTGCAAAAAATCCATTTGGTGAATATGGAAATATGGGAGTATTCTGATGTTAGGTAAACATTTTTATCACGAAATTATTCGTAAAACTATTGTTGGGTTTGGAACCCTCTTTAATAATATTGAATTAAGGCGCGTTGATGCCAATGGAAATATTGTTCAAACTATTAAAGTGCCTCTTTCCTATGGACCAAGAGAAAAGTTTCTTGCAAGAATTGAAGCAGAACCGCAATTAGATGGAAGATCTGAGATTCAAATTCAATTGCCAAGAATTGCATTTGAAATGAAAGGAATTAATTATGATTCTACTAGAAAGTTAGCACCAATTAATATTTGCAAAACTCCAAAGTCTGGTGATACCAAAGAAGTATATACTCAATATACTCCAGTGCCGTACAACCTAGATTTTGAACTTAATATTATTAGTAAAAATAATGATGATTCTGTTCAAATTTTAGAACAAATTCTTCCATACTTTCAACCAATGTTTAATATTACTATTAATCTTATTGATCAAACAAAAGAAATTAAAGACATACCAATTATATTACAAAATGTAAGTATTCAAGATGATTATGAAGGAGATTTTAGAAGAAGGAGATCTTTAATTCATACTTTAAATTTTGTAGCAAAAACTTATCTATATGGCCCAGTTGTATCTCAAGATGTGATTAAAACAGTTAATGTTGATATTGGTACGGCAATTAACACTGGTTCTAGATATGTAAGATATAGTGCAACTCCAAAAGCACTAGAAGATTATACTAATGATGGTACTGACATTTCATTCACGGAAGTCAATGTAAATAGCAACACAATTACTTTGCCCAATCATGGATTTATTACTGGTGATTTTGTAACGTATAGAGTTACCAATCAAACTGGATCCCCTATCGGTGGATTGGAATCTGGCAGTGAATACTATATTGTTAAAATTGATAATAATAATTTTAGAGTTGCAACAACGAAGTATAATTCTCAACGTGATATTAATATAAATTTAACTTCGCAGGGAACAGGTCCTCACAAATTCTCAGTAATTACTACTCTAGATGATCAATTTGTAGAACCAGATGATAATTTTGGTTTCAATGAATCTTGGACAACATTATTATGATAGATCCTTTTGAAAATTTAAACAAAGAATTCAATGTCGAATGTGAAATTATGAAAGCTGAAGAGACTGTAAGAGAAATTAAATTAGTAAAAAGTGATAATCAGGTAAAAGATGATCATGAGTATGCAAGAGGCAATCTTTATAACTTAATTGAAAAAGGACAGGAAGCAATCAATGATATTCTTGATGTTGCAAAACAAACAAATCATCCAAGAGCATATGAAGTAGCTGGCAATTTAATTAAAAATGTTGCCGATATTACTGACAAACTTTTAGAATCTCAAAAAAAACTTAAAGAAATTAATGAAGATAGTCATACTAAAGGTCCAAACGTTGTCAATAACTCTTTGTTTGTTGGATCAACCTCAGATCTTCAAAAAATGATTAAACAAATAAATAGTCAAGAGAAATAAAAAAAATAAAAAGGTTATCAACTTATGAAACAAAAGATTAACGAAGATGTAAATAAATCTTTTGAACAATTTATGGCAGAGGCTGCTGCTTGTACAAAAAAATCTAGCAAAAACTTTAAAGGTGAACTAGTTGATGAACTCAAGGAAAAACTTGGACTGTGGGACCGTATCCATGCTAAAAGAAAGCGTGGAGAAAGTCCAGCCAAACCAGGTGAAAAGGATTATCCAAAAACTTTGAACGTTGAAGGACTTGATATGAAGACCTTCAAATCAAATCGTGCAAAGGCAGTAACTAAAGCTGCTACGAAGGATGCTCGTGACAGAGGGCACGAAGGACACGAATGGCACAATACTGGAAGAACTTATAGTCCAGATGAAGCAAAGTCTCGTCGTGCAAATATGTCCGATGATGATAGAGCAGCAAGACACCGTGTTGCTGTAGATCCTGATGATGATCGTGATGAGAATACATACTCAGCAGATAAGACTAAGAATCCTAAGAAACTTCGCAAACAAAAAGCGATGGGGGAAGAGTATGATGAAATGTTTGACATCTATGAAGCAGAAGGTTCATATGGAAAAACTCCAGAATCAACAAAAAGATGGAATAAGGCAACACTCTCCAGAATGCACAAACCTGCAAGTGGGTATCCAAACAGAGGTGATAAGAAAAAGGAAGTTGCAAAGTATTCAAAGCACAATCAAAGAACTATGAGTCTTCAACACGATGCAAGTCGTGGTCCTGGTAAAAAATCTTCCAGAGGTGTTGGTGGAAGACAAGGACTCAAAATGACTCAACAGGATAGAGATGATGCGAGAGGGCAAGCAGAATATGGACATACTGGATACGATCCAAGTTTTGATGGTCCACCAAGTTCCCCTGG